CAGACCCTGCTGGGCGTTACCGGCAGCGGCAAGACTTTTACCATGGCCAACGTCATCGCCCGGTGCAACCGGCCCACGCTGGTGCTGGCCCACAACAAAACGCTGGCAGCCCAGCTGTGCACCGAGTTCCGCTCGTTTTTCCCCAACAATGCGGTGGAGTATTTTGTCAGCTACTACGACTACTACCAGCCGGAAGCCTACATCCCCAGCACCGATACCTATATTGAAAAGGACAGCGCCATCAACGACGAGATCGACCGTCTGCGCCACTCGGCTACGGCGGCGCTTTCGGAACGGCGGGATGTGATCATCGTGGCGTCGGTGTCCTGCATCTACTCACTGGGCGACCCCATTGACTACCGCAGCATGGTCATCAGTCTGCGGCCCGGCATGCAGATGGAACGGGATGAGCTGTGCAAAAAGCTGGTGACTCTGCAATATGAGCGCAACGACGTAAATTTTGTCCGCAACAAGTTCCGCGTCCACGGAGATACGGTGGACATCTACCTGGCCTATATGAGTGAGATGGCCATCCGGGTGGAGTTTTTCGGGGACGAGATCGACCGCATCACCGAGTTCAACCCCCTCACCGGCACCAAGCAGAACGTGGTCAAGCATGTGGCCATCTTCCCGGCCAGCCACTACATTGTCAGCGCCGAGAAAAAGGCCGCCGCGCTGGAAAAGATCCGCGCCGAGTGCGACGCGCAGGTGAAGCAGTTCACCGCAGAGGGCAAGCTCATCGAGGCCCAGCGCATTGCCCAGCGCACCAATTACGACATTGAGATGCTCAACGAGGTGGGCATGTGCAAGGGCATCGAAAACTACTCGGCGGTGCTGTCGGGCCGTGCGCCGGGCAGCATGCCCACGACCCTGCTGGATTATTTCCCGGAGGATTTTCTGCTTTTTGTGGACGAAAGCCATGTCACCCTGCCGCAGGTGCGCGCCATGTACGGCGGCGACTACGCCCGCAAGAAAACGCTGGTGGAGTACGGGTTCCGTCTGCCGTCGGCCTTTGATAACCGCCCCCTCAAATTTGAGGAAGTGGAGTCCAAGCTCAACCAGATGATCTTCGTTTCGGCTACGCCCGGAGAATATGAGCGCCAGAACAGCACCCAGGTGGCCCAGCAGGTCATCCGTCCCACCGGATTGCTGGACCCGGTCATCTCGGTGCGCCCGGTGGAAGGGCAGGTGGTGGACCTTCTGGGCGAGATCAACACCCGCATTGCCCGGCAGGAGCGGGTGCTGGTGACCACCCTGACCAAGAAAATGGCCGAGGACCTCACCGACTACCTCACCGAACAGGGCATCAAGGTCAAGTATATGCACCACGAGGTGGACACCTTCGAGCGCATGGAGATCATCAAGGACCTGCGCCTGGGCAGCATCGACGTGGTGGTGGGTATCAACCTGCTGCGCGAGGGTCTGGACCTGCCGGAGGTGAGCCTGGTGGCCATTCTGGATGCCGACAAGGAAGGTTTTCTGCGCAGCGAGACCAGTCTCATCCAGACTATCGGCCGTGCTGCCCGAAACGCAGAAGGCATGGTCATCATGTACGCCGATGTGGTCACCGACAGCATGGACCGTGCCATCACTGAGACGGAGCGCCGCCGCGCCATCCAGATGGCCTACAATCAGGAACATGGCATCGTGCCCAGGACCATCGTCAAGGCCATTGCAGACAGCATCGAGATCAGCGACAAGGCCGAGAACGCCAAACGCAACACCCGCCGCATGGGGAAGATGGAGCGGGAAGCCGCCATTGAGCGTCTGACCCGCGAGATGAAGGAAGCCGCCAAGCTGCTGGAGTTCGAGCACGCGGCCTTCCTGCGCGACCAGATCGACCGCCTGCGCCGGGGCGAGAACCCCACCGTGGATTCGGCGGCCGAGACGGAGCGCAAACAGAACCATGCACAGACACAACGAAAAGGGAGAAAATACCTTGGCAAACGATAAGATCATCATCAAGGGTGCCCGCGAGCACAACCTGAAAAATGTAAACCTGACCCTCCCGCGGGAGAAGCTCATCGTCATGACCGGCCTGTCCGGTTCGGGCAAGTCGAGCCTGGCCTTTGATACCATTTACGCCGACGGCCAGCGCCGCTATGTGGAAAGCCTGTCCAGCTACGCCCGCATGTTCCTGGGCCGGATGGACAAGCCCGATGTGGACGAGATCACCGGCCTGTCGCCGGCCATTTCCATCGACCAGAAAACCACCAGCCACAACCCCCGCTCCACCGTGGGCACCGTGACCGAAATCTACGATTACCTGCGCCTGCTGTACGCCCGCGTGGGCGTGCCCCACTGTCCGGTGTGCGGCCGGGTCATCAGTCAGCAGACCGTGGACGAGATGGTGGACGCCGTCCTGAAGCTGGAAGAGGGGACTAAGTTCATGGTGCTGGCTCCGGTGGTGCGTCAGCGCAAGGGCACCCAGCAGAAGGAGCTGGATGCCGCCCGCCGTGCCGGTTACGCTCGCGTGAAGATCGACGGCAATCTGTACGATCTGGATGAGGAGATCACGCTGGAAAAGAACATCAAGCACACCGTGGAGGTGGTGGTGGACCGCCTTGCCCTGCGCAAGGGCATCCGGGGCCGCCTGGCCGATTCGCTGGAAACGGCACTGGCCCTGACCGGCGGTGTGGCCGAGGTGGAAGTGGTCGGCGGCGAAGTGATGACCTTCAGCCAGAATTTTGCCTGCCCGGAACACGGCATCTCCATCAGCGACCTGTCCCCCCGGCTGTTCTCCTTCAATAACCCGCTGGGTGCCTGCGAAAAGTGCACCGGCCTTGGCACCTTCATGCGGGTGGACGAGGAACGCATCCTGCCCAACCGAAACCTTTCCATCCGGGAGGGTGCCATCAAGGCCAGCGGCTGGTACTACGCTGAGGGCTCGGTGAGCGAGATGTACTATCTGGGCCTTGGCAAAAAGTACGGTTTTACGCTGGACACGCCCATCAAGGATATGAGCACCGAGGCGGTCAACGCCCTGCTCTACGGTACCAACGGCGAAAAGATCGAGATGCACCGCACCAACGAGTTCGGCAGCGGCGTCTACTATAATACGTTTGAGGGCATCGTGGAGAATCTGGAGCGCCGCTTCCGCGAGACCAACAGCGAGTGGATGAAGGAAGAAATCGGCAGCTTCATGTCCGGTGTGGAGTGCCCGGACTGCCACGGCCGACGCCTGAAACCGGTGGTGCTGGCCGTAACGGTCGGGGACAAGAACATCAGCGAATTCTGCGAGATGTCCATCCGGGAAGAGCTGGAATTCATCCGGGAAAACGAGCCGAATCTGACCGAAAAACAGAAGCAGATCGGCGGCCAGATCATGAAGGAGATCAAAAACCGTCTGCAGTTTTTGCAGAGCGTGGGTCTGGATTATCTCACGCTGGCCCGGTCGGCGGGTACGCTGTCCGGCGGCGAGAGCCAGCGCATCCGCCTGACCACCCAGATCGGCAGCGCCCTTTCCGGCGTGCTGTATGTGCTGGATGAGCCCAGCATCGGCCTGCACCAGCGCGACAACGACAAGCTGATTGCTACGCTCAAAAATCTGCGCGACCTTGGCAATACGGTCATCGTGGTGGAGCACGACGAGGACACCATGCGCAATGCGGACTATATCGTGGACGTCGGCCCCGGTGCCGGTGTGCACGGCGGTGAGATCGTGGCGGCCGGCAGTGTGAAGGATATCTGCAAGGCCAAACGCAGCATCACCGGCGACTATCTCTCCGGCCGCAAGCGCATCGAAGTGCCCCAGACCCGCCGCTCCGGCAACGGCAACTTCCTCACCGTGAAGGGCGCACGGGAAAACAACCTGCGCAACCTCGACGTAAAATTCCCGCTGGGTGAGTTCATCTGCGTGACCGGAATTTCCGGTTCCGGCAAGTCCAGCCTGATCAACGAGATCCTGTACAAAACGCTGGCCTGTGAGCTGAACGGTGCCCGCTCCCGCGCAGGCAAATGCGACGGGATAGAGGGACTGGAGTTTGTGGATAAGGTCATCGGCATCGACCAGCAGCCCATCGGCCGCACACCCCGCTCCAACCCCGCCACCTATACCGGGGTGTTCAACGATATCCGCACGGTGTTCTCCCAGACGCAGGACGCCAAAATGCGGGGCTACGGGCCGGGACGGTTCAGCTTCAACGTCAAGGGCGGCCGGTGCGAGGCCTGCGAGGGCAACGGCATCCTGCAGATCGAAATGCACTTTTTGCCGGACGTGTATGTGCCCTGCGAGGTGTGCAAGGGCACCCGCTACAACCGCGAAACGCTGGAAGTGAAATATAAGGAAAAGACCATTTCCGACGTGCTGAACATGACTGTGGAAGAAGCGGTGGTGTTCTTTGCCAACCAGCCCAAGATCGCCCGCAAGCTGCAGACCCTGCTGGATGTGGGTCTGGGGTATGTAACGCTGGGCCAGAGCGCTACCACCCTGTCCGGCGGCGAGGCTCAGCGTGTGAAGCTGGCCAACGAGCTGGCCCGCCGCGGCACCGGCAAAACGGTGTATATCCTCGACGAGCCCACCACCGGCCTGCACATCGCAGATGTGCACCGTCTGATCGAGGTGCTGCAGAAGCTGGTGGATGCCGGCAATACGGTCATTGTCATCGAACACAATCTGGATCTGATCAAGTGCGCCGACCACATCATTGATCTGGGCCCGGAGGGCGGCAGTGCCGGTGGTCTGGTCATCGCTGAGGGTACCCCGGAGCAGGTGGCCGAAGTGCCCGGCAGCTTTACCGGCCAGTACCTCAAGCCCCTGCTGGAAAAGGACAAGGCACTGCGGCAGGCAGCACAACAATAAAAAGAGCGCCGGTGCGTAAAAATCGGACTTTTTGCAAAAATACCCGAAAAAATTGCAAAAAATGGTTGACAAATGCCCCCACTCTGCGTATAATATCTCTTGTCGCCACGCTTCGGTAGGGAAGCGGAGCGCGATATCCGGGTGTAGCGCAGTTTTGGTAGCGCGCTTGAATGGGGTTCAAGAGGCCGTGAGTTCGATTCTCGCCACTCGGACCAGACGCATCCCAGACGAACTTTCTTTTTGTAAGTTTGTCTGGGATGTTTTTTTGTTTTTGTTAACGGTTTCGTCCGAAACATTAAAATTGATAACCAGTTCACGGCCGCTAACTACCATACTTGTCACGAAAGTGTTAACAAGACGGCGACCATACTCCGGTGTGCGCTCGGACGGCTCCATCAAGAACTGTTCCAGCAGGAAAAGGTACTGCTCTTTTGTGAACACAACAGGCTTCTCCTTTTCCAGAGAAGAAAGCTGGAAGCTCAAGGTCTGCTCCTGTTCGGTCAGATCATCCAGACGGGCGCACAGCTGCGCATTAGCGGTGCCGTTTTCAATGGCGTCCAAAATGTTTTTACTGCGGCGGCGGACATCGGCAAGGCTCTGTTCGATGGCTACACGTTCGGCGTTGGGCTTTTCAACGTCGGCCTTTTGCACCTCGACCATGGCTTCGGCCAGTGCTTCCATAGATTCCGGCTGCAAGAGGTGATCCACGATGGACTGCATGACCTTTCCTTCCAGATCGTCCTTCGGGATGTTCCGCAGGTGGCAGTCCTTATTGGGGCAGGTGTAGTAGCGGTAGACTTCGCCGGTGGCACTGTGGCCGCTCATACCGCGCATGAGGGAACCACAGGAGCAGTAGAGCTTGCCGGACAGGATGTAGTCCGCTTTTGGTTCATTCTTTGCCTTGAGCTGACGGTTCAGTTTCAACATGGTTTGTGCCCTCTCCCAAAGTTCATCGTCGATAATGGCCGGAATGGCTCCTTCAATGCGCACGTCATACGATTTGCTGACGTACACGCCGCGATAGGCTTCGTTCTGGATGATCCGGGGAATGCTGCTCTTGTTGAAGGGGTTGCCCTGACTGGTGCGCAGTCCTTTGGCGTTGAGCTGTTCAACAATAGACATGGCGGATTCCCCGGCGGCGTAATGCTCAAAGATAAAGCGCACAGTGGGTGCGGTCTTTTCATCAATGACGAACCGTTTGTGCTCGTCCGTTTTCAGGCCAAGGGCGCGGCAACGGCTGATGGCCTGCCCTTTGAGAGCACTTTCCCTCATGCCGCGGCGCATCTTCTCAGCCAGCTCGGCGGAGTAGTATTCGGCCAGCGCTTCCATCACGCCCTCAATGATGATACCTTCCGCACCGGAAATGTTGGATTCAGCAGCATAGACGATCTCAACACCGTTGTCACGCAGACGCTTCTTGTACACGGCAGAATCATAGCGGTTCCGGGCGAAGCGGTCTGTTTTCCAGCAGATCACCATATCGAATGCGCCCTTGTCGCTGTCAGCAATCATTTGTTGGAATGCCGCACGATCATCGGTCTTGCCGCTGATGTGACGATCCACATATTCTTTCTGGATGGTCATATTGTGCAGGCGGGCGTAGGCCTCGCAGTCCCGGCGCTGGCCCTCAATGGATTGCTCAGTCTGCCCGCTGCCGCCGCTGTATCTGTAATAGGCGACCAGCCGAACCTCGCCGCCCTTGTTGAATTTTCTTTTTGCCATACCTTGAGCGTCCTTTCGAGTAATCGTCTCATTTAACCCGCAGATTAGACGAAAGCGCAACGTGTGAGACGAAAAATCATAAATCGCTGCTGAATTATATAAATACAGTTTCATCTATAGCCCGTCAGGCTTCGGCCCGGCGGGCTTTTTCTTTTTGCAAATTTTACGAAAATGAAGAATAAAAGATAATCAACGTAAAATTGTGGAGTAAAAAGGCGAATTGACTTTGGAAAAGATGGCGGCTCCGCGTGCTACACTGGATATGTAAGCAACAGAGTGTAGCACGCGGAGGTTCCCCTGTATTGACAGGGGAACCTCATGGATTCTATCAAGCCTCACCATTGAGATCAAGAAGTTTGCAAACTGCGCTCTGAATGGCAGGTGTCGCGCTTCGATATTGCTCCAATAGGTTACGCTCAAACTCCGAGAGAAGGGGATAACGAACACCACGGCTGCTTCCAAGAAGATAGTCGATGCTGCAATTGAAGTATTCACCGAGCTTTAAGAGCGTTTCATAGTCCGGTTCACGCTTGCCGGATTCATAGTTGCCGTATGCTTGACGAGAAATACCGAGATAGTCAGCGACTTCCTGCTGGGTAGCGTGAGATTCTTTACGGATGATAGTCAGATTTTCCATTGAGCATCCCCCTTTTACTTTATTATAGCAACTGATTGTTGCTTTTTCAACAGAGGAAACAAAATGTTGCAAAGAAACTGTGCAATACGCTGAAAATGCAACGTATTGTTGACATTTGAAAGGAGCAAAGCTATTATGATAGCAACGACACGTTGCAAGGGAGGGAGAGAACAGGTGAGAGAATACCTTATTGAAGCCCGCGAAAAGGCCGGTCTTACGCAACAGGATGTTGCGAACCGCATTGGAATCTCGCGGCAGTATTATCAGATGGTCGAAACCGGAGAGCGTCAGAAGCGGATGGACTTGTCCCTTGCGGGCGGTCTGTCGGTGGTTCTGAATATTCCGATTGCTGAGATTGTGCAGAGG